ATGAACGATTATGATCCATCTATCGACCACATATCCGCAATGCCAAATCCAGCCGATTTAGTGGTTTGCACAGATGTCCTTGAGCACGTTGAGCCTGAGTATTTAACGCGGGTATTAAACCACATTCGCTCACTTGTTGGGAAATGCCTACTCGTTCGGGTATGCCTAGTTCCATGCACCTCCAAGAGACTTCCAGATGGCAGTGACCCCCACCGAATCGTGAAGGATAAACAATGGTGGCTGAACGCTTTAGGGAAAGGGTTCGATGTGAAGGAAATCCACGAATCGTCCGACAAATACCTTACGGTCAGTTTGATTCCAAATTAAATGCGCTTAACAGTTTTTAGCTATATGACACAGCAAGGGGGGGCGGACGATTGCTAAATTCCTTGATCATTCAAGAAACCTAGTAAAAGAAATTGCTGATAGGATCACATGGAAACACATTTGGCAAGAGCTTGAGGTTAAGCGGCCCACAACCCTGCCAAATCATTGAATCTCTTCTTCAGCGGACTCTGCTTGCCAGCCTGCACGTTCCCCGGTTTGTCGATGCTGGACAGGTTGTGCCTCTCACGGCATAGCTCGATCATAACCGCCGCGCTGTCGTAGTAGTCTGGACTCTTTCCAGTCCTTCGCTTCATGTCGATCTTGGACTCGACTCGGATGCGTGAACCGCCGTCTTGCGCCTTGTTGTCCTTGTATTTTCGCACCGTCATCTCATCGGCCATCTCCTTTGTGATGTTCCGCAACTGGTCGCAGCGAATCAATTCCTTGCCGCACCCCCAAAGCTCCGAGACTCGGTTGGCGTAACGCACGCTGGACTTCTCGCGGTCAGCGGCGGAAACAGGGCGATCAGATGCCTTGCCGCCAAAGTCCACTCGCAGGAAGGTGTTGCCCCACTTGCTCCACATGGCATCCGCAAAGGTCTTGCCGCCACCTGCTGATGCGTCAATCGCCACATTTTTGATGTCGATCCCCTCCTTGGAACAGATGTCTTTGATCTGGTCGATCAACTGCGTGGTTCTGTCCACATCGCGGCGAGAGGCATCGTCATTAAGGGCAACATGCCGCTCAAACTTGAGCCTCCGCTTGCCATCCGTGCAAACACCAATGGAGCCAATCGTCATAATCGTCTTGTCGCCGCCAGATGTGTAGGACAGGTCGATGCCGCACACCTTGGTCGGAATACCCGTCCAGACGCACTCTTTCGGCACACGGAGAATCTCGGCGGGCGAGTAGATGTTGTCGTCATCCCCATCGAGCAGGAACGCGCCAAGAACGCCTCGCCAATAGGCGCGAGTGTGCTGCCCCAGCTTCTCACGCTTCTCCTCAAGCATCTCCCTCGTCATCAGGAACGGGTAGATGGTGCGGCCTTCAAGGATGTTGGGCGAAGTCTCATTGTTGATTCGGAGCACATGCGCCCCCTTGCCTTCCCATTCGTCCCATTCGGGATTGTAAGCATCCCAGCCGCCCTCCTTGGGTTCACAAAGCTGCCCGAAGGTATCGAACGGGCTGTTGGCGTTAGCGAGCGCCACAAGCTGCACATTCGGGTTCTGAGTGATGTTTTCCTCAAAGGTGTTCACGATGGCAGGAGAAAGCTCGGCACACTCGTCGAGGATGACGACCAGCTTGCCGTTCGGGCCATGCTTCTGTCCTCGGATGGCACGGGAGGATTCCGCCGCCTTGCTGGATTCGCCGGGGAACAGACGGATGCCGTATTCCTCCATCACCTTGCCCGTGGCGAGGTCAACGGTCTTGATACAGTGAGACGACTCCACCAATTTACCGGGAGGAGAAGCGACCATGCCGTTGAAGTAGCGGGTGATTTGGCCCCAAATACGGCCCATTGAGTCCTTGATGGTCGTGGTGTTGACCAGAATGACGTTCTTGGTCGGGTTGGTGAGCCACCAGACGAGCGCAAAAACCGCAAACACACCTGTTTTTCCACCCGAACCACCCGAAGTGATGGCGATACGTTTGTGCTCGAAGGCTGCTTTTATCATCTTCACCGCCCAAGGATGCCACATGAAGGGTGTCCGCGTGCCTGGGTAGTTCCAAATCAGGTTCACGGCATTGATGAAATGCACCCACGCAGGCTGTCCCTTGGGGTTCGCTTCGCCCTTCCAGCCCTTTGTTGAGCCTGTCGGGCATTTGATGAACGTCAACTCGACCTCCAATTGGTTCGGGAACTTGAAACTGAACTCGATGCCATAGGTGTTCAACGGCCCCTTAGTAAGTTGAACGAATTTCGTTTGCTGGGGTTTTTGCTTCATTGATTTAGAGTGGTATCATTCTTATCAAGAGATTCAAGAGCCATCAGAAAATCCCCCTTGCCCATAGTCATGAATGACATACAATTACATTCAAATGGCAACCGGCCTTACAGTCGCGGATGTCAGGGCAAGCATCGGTAATACGATCTATCCCGGCAACCCAAATTCCGAGCTTTTCCTCCCCACGCTTAATCAAGTCGTGGAGCGGATTATCAACAGCGGCCAGTGGAAAAACATGTACGAGGCGGTGCATTATGACAGCACCAGCGGCTACATCACACTGCCACGAAGGCTGGAATCCATCGTCGGCGTGACGCGGGTCAATTGGCCCACGGCTCCATACTCGCGCATGAATGAATACATGACGAGCGGTCCAGGCTTTGAGGACGACACCACTCGCGATCTTCGCACGATTATTGACCAAGGCGATGTCTGCACGCAGGAGGTTCAGACTGAAATTGGCTACCCGCGTCTCACAATTGCGAATGCTGCGGATGATGGGCAAATTGTTCGCGTTTACGGCAATGACGCTGATGGCAATCCGGTTTTTGACACGGATGGCATTGAGGGCATCGCTCTCACTCTTGCGAATCCAACGGTAACAGCATCGGTGGAGATGTTTGTGACACAGATCGTCAAACCGATCACCATTGGCAACGTCACCATCTCTGTCGTGGTTTCTGGGACGCCAACCGTGCTATCCATCTACGAACCGTCCGAAACGAATCCGATTTATCGCCGCTACAAGACTGGCACAATCGTTCCGCGTGACGACAACAAGCCGGTTCTTCGCTGCCTGTGCAAGCGTCGGTTTGTGAGGCTGGTGCAAGAAACCGACCTCGTTTGGCCCGACAACATCGGCGCGCTCAAGTTTGGCATGAAAGCCGTTCAGCTTGAGGACGCTGGTGCCGCAGAGCTTCAACAGTCCCAGCTTTTCTGGCAGAAGACTTACGAAGTCCTCAATCAAGGACTCAAGCAAAACCGAGGCGCAATCCGCCCGAAGATGGCAATGGATTGGATGTTCTCGGCAGGGCAAACACCACAGACTCGATAATTATGGCTACACCAAGCAGAATGAACCGAAAAATCGGCAGCGGTCTTGACCAGTTCAAGATGCAGAACGAGAAATTCAGCCCAACCAGTCAATCTGTTGTTCTCGGCAAGGCGCAAGCTGGCGAGTCGATGAATCCGTCTGCCTTTGAGCGTCTGCAAATGGACCCCGGCAAACGGGCGGCGGTGACTGAAGAAATGCAGGCGAGCAATCCAAGCCTCCTTGGCCTCTCCGAGCGCGCTGCAACTTCGTCTGGTCGTGGCTACTATTCCGATGAACGCTTGCTGGAGCGCCAGCGCCGCATTGCGGGTCGAGCGCAAGCTGCCGCCCTCTCGCCGTTCGCCAACAGCAACATGCGGTCGCGTAACAATCAACCTCGCCAGATGGCTCAAGATTCCGTTATGGGTGCGATGCAATACCCAGGCAGTGTTATGTTTACTGGATTTTAACAACCCGCCAAAGATATGACTGAAGAACAACGCAACAGGCTCCTCTTGAATATTTTAAGCGGCTACGGCGGCGGCGTTGGTGCCGCTGTAATTCCATCCGTGGCTGGCGCTACTGTTGCCGACACCGTGAGCAGGTTTATGCCCAATGCTCCGGCGACCACAAACGCTCCAGCGATTGATTCAACTACGCCCAGCGACCCAGTTGCCGCCGCTCAAGCCACCTACAACGCAATGGTTGCTCGACGCGGGGAGGCCGCAAGGGCTGCTGTTTTGGGCAAGATTCGAGAGCAGCAGGAAGCGGGCGTCATCCCGTACACTCCCGACAACCCACAAGCAGTGGACGCAGAACTTCGCAAGAGGCTCGCAGTGACTCAAGGTGGTCAGGCGGTTGCTGTCCCGCGTTTTATCAATGCCGGATCAGTTCAAACCCTTCAACAGCGCCCCACTGGTGGAGTTGTCGCAGACTATGGCGGCGGCAATCGCGTTGTCACCAGTCGCTATGGAACCGGCACGGCCACGGCTGGTCCGCGCAAGGGCGAAATGACGATTACCGAAGACGGTAAAACTGTGCCAGGCTCCCAGTGGTTTCAAGAGGCGGCGGATCGCCAAAATCGCGTGGTGGACATGGGTGAGGGCGGTGCTCTCTATGTTCCAAAGGCGCGCCAAGCGGAGTTTGCTGAAGGCGCTCGTCGTTTGAAAGCCGCCGAAAAAGCCTCCGCAAGCAAAGCCAAAGCGTAATCTCCATGCCTGTCATCGACCTCAACGACTACCTCGGGATGCCTCAACAGGCTCCCGCTCAACCTGTGTTTCGAGCAACGACGCAGAATGTTGATCCAATGGCCTTGAGGGCAGACAACCCGTATTCAAACGAGGCGTTTCTGGCAAATGTGGAGGCGCGTCAAAGGCTGGCTGGACTTCAGCGTTTGGCACCAGTGCTTCAGGCGCAGCAGGCCCAGCTTGCCTACGATAAGGTGGCAGAGGATGCCCGACTGTTGCGCCAAAAGCAGGAGATTGAGGCACAGGTTCAGCGTGCCACCGATGAAATCACCCAAGGCGCAATTGACCCTGAAAGCGACCAGTTCAATCAACAGGTGACGGGTCTTTACACCCGCAACCCAATGGCCTTCGCTGATCCTCGGATGCAGCAGGCGATGTCCTTCCTTGGTCGTCGTGCGGACGAACTTGCCCAGCAGAAGCGGTTTCAGGCAGAAGCCGACTACGAGGCCCGGAAAGGTCTATCGGATGCCATCAATAGGGCTGAGA